GTCATAAAAAGCACCAGCCGTAAGGCTGATGCTTTCTAGATCAAAGCATGTTGGATAGTGAGCGAAACGTCCGGCTGTTCAGAAGGCTGACAGACCGGCGCAGGTCTTGGTGGAAAGCATGCGGCAGGGCCAGCCTACCGTCCCAGTCCACGACAGGGTTACCGGCGTGATTGCTACCGTCTTTGAACATGACCAGCCAGCCATCCATAGCTTCGCCACGCTTGTTTTTGAAAAATATGGTGCTGCACTTGAAGGCAAGCATGCCCTCGTCATCGACCCAAGGCATGGGTGTTGGCTTGATCTTGGTGACAAGGTGCTTGCCCTTGCCAGACTTGATCACTGCAACACCTCGACGCTCGACAGACTTGCACCAGCCCCACGGCACAGAAAACATAACGCGCCTAGAATACATGCCGTCGCCTGTGTTTTCTAAGTTGGCGATGGGGTCAACATCTAGATCAAAACAAACAGTCTTGAAGTGGCTGCTCATGATTTTGTTGACGCCTATCCTAGTGTTCACGCGATGATTGAACATAGGGTTATAGTCATCACACTTTGCAGTTTCTTTTCTCAACAAGCGCAGAAGGCTTACTGTTCTGTCTATTGATTTGATGGGGTGCCTTGACGAGGAATACGACGTTTCTTTTTCAAGAGCTTCCAAGGCATGGCGGCCTTCACTTGACCAATTATATAAACTGTCGCCGTGTTTCAGCGCATCGATCATGTAAGCCTTGCCGACAACCGTCTGCCAGATATCGATGTCAGATTGAATAGCCGCCTTCAAGGAGGCCATCATTTTGAATGGTAAATTATTCATTGGCGCATCTCCAATTTGTACGATGGTACGAATGTTTCGCGTTGCATGCAGGTACAACTGCCCAACAGAACACTGCTGTAGGGTGGGGGCTATGCCCCCACCTCAATCACAGTCGTCTCGCCAAATGGCGGGGCAACAAAGCGTGATGTAGTCGATACCCACAGAACCGGCACATCGGGATGGATATCGGGATAGTCATAGATACCCATATCGGTGAACACGATGATCTGATCGTGCGGAACGTCGGCCCGATCTAGATACTTGAAGGCTGGCTCCACACTGGTGCCGCCCCTGCCGGTAAACTCGATCTTGTCAATAAAGTCGCCATCATCGAATGTGTCGACCTTTTGAACATCTCCATCAAACTGCACGACAGTCACAGAACGAGGGCAGAAATCCTCGACCAAAGATTTGACCTCAGAAAAACCCTGCTCAAGCTCTGGTGTTGACATTGAGCCGGAGCAGTCAAACAGCATGGCGATATTGCCAACGCCATCATTTTGAACCGTGGGCAGATACAAGCCCTGCTCATGCCACGCATGCTTGTTGGGCTTGCGGAAGCTGTAGTCGTCAGGCTGATCACCGCCAATGAACCGCAACAGAACATCCTCAAACCGAACCTTGGTCTGACGCAGATTGCTGACGGCCTCTTTGATAGCGGCTGGTAGATTGCCAACACCCCGCGCCTCAGCCGTCTGCACGGCCTTGGTGATGCGGATATTGATATCATTGGTGTGCTGCTTGGCAGCTTCGCCTGTCAGGGCGTTGCCCTTCCCATCTTTCGGGGTGCCAACCTCACCGCCCCATGGCTGGGGCTGGGGTTGGTCAGTCGGTGCCGCCTTCTTCAGTAAGCGGTAGACTTGCAGCCAGCCCATACCCTGATACTGCGGGTCATACAGGCCACCCTCTGGCATGGTCATGCCAGCCTCAATCAACTGGGCGTTGATCACAAAATCCATGGCGACATTAACCAGCTTAGGGTCTGCCGGTTCACCATCGATTTCTTTGATTTCGACACAATGGCCTAGCGCAATGTGCATAATTTCATGACAGATCACAAACTGACGCTCACTGTCTGACCAAATCATGACCTTGTCGCTGTTCCACTTGACCCACTGACCATTGGTACACATGGTCGGTTGATCATCGTCTTGAATGAAGGGGGTGTCCAAAGCGAACACCCCAAAGAAAGGCTGGTTGTATACAAGCTGGGTCTTTGCCCTAGCCATTTTTGTTGAAGCATCCATGATTACCACTCCAAAAGAAGGTCTTTGCCGTGCGAAAGAAGGTAGTCGCGCAGTGCGGGAACCTTCTTCAACTCAGGCTTACGATTGCATGCGTCCTTTACCGTGAAGGCAGCAAACTCTTGATGATCGAACCGCTTCACATAGGTCAGGATCGCACCGAAATTGTCAGCCGTTGCCATGTTGGACAGAGCCGCGCACATAGCGTATGTGGCTGATGGGTCAGCATCCGGCACCCGATAGGTGGTCGGGTTGGCGATAGCCTCAGAAGGGTCACCCACGCTATCAGCAATTCGCAGATAGCCGGAAAACTCAGCGGCTACACCCTCACCAACTTGTGCGGCAATGGCAATGGTCTGCTCTACTGCATCCATGCCCCATGACAGGATAGTGCTGACACGATCCCAGCCACGAGGTGACGGCCATGCAATAGCATCACGCTCAAACTTGGAAAGTAGATCAGGCCGTGCGCGGACAAAGCCGGTCACAAGGTGGGACATGCCGACTTGGTTGGCGTATGCCACAAAATCTTCCAGATCAGCGTCAATCTGGATGGGCATTAGGCGGTCACGCAGATGCGTCGGCATCTTGGTGGTGCCTGCGCGGTTGCTGTCCTTGTTGCCAGCCAGCACGATAGCCCAGCCATCCGGCAGATAGTGATTGCCGGTGCGGCGCTCGTTGGTCAGTTGAGCCGCAATGTTTTGCAGTGCGGTGGGTGCGTTCTGCGGCTCGTCAATGATGATCACACCGATCACCTCACCAGCTTCAGCGCGTGCCTGTTCTTCAGGGGTGTTGGTCGGCATCCAATCAGGACGCAGCCGGACCATCTTGTCACCCTGCGAGACGATCCACCCGCCGAACTCTGCGGGGTCGTACTGGGCAAGGGACAAGATAACGAACCGTGCGCCCATGGCTTCGATAAGCTGAACGATCCAGCTTGTTTTGCCGACGCCGGGGTCAGATTGCAGCATCACGATAGGGCGCATGCTGTCGCGATCATTCGCATGGCGAACCTGTGACGTGATTGAATTGACGGTTGAATTATAGGCTTGTGATAAACTAGGCATTTTGTGCATCTCCGTGCTGTTGTTGTGCGGCTGTTGGTGCCGCGATTTGTACGATGGTACAAATTAAGAAATGAGCAGGGGCCGTTAAGCCCCTGCAATGTTTAGACGCCCAGCAGGACAGATAGATCAGGCTGGATAACCTCGACCTCAAACCCCAGAAGGCCGATCAGCTTCAGCGTATCGGCGGTCAGTGTTTCGGTCTTGGCGATAGCTGCAAAATTGTGGGCAGCAGCGCAGATAGGATAGGCCACCGGCTTGCCGTAGTTGTTCTTCACTTCGATCATGATCTTCATTGTGCAATCTCCCGATAGGTTGGTGGTGGTAAATGATCAAATGAATGGGCAGGGGCCGGTCGGCCCCCGCCATGGTTGGGGTAGATGCTACAGCTTTTCCAGCATCTCGTTCACGTCGTCATTGTCTTGATCGGTCTGATCACCGGCCACCTGTGCGGCAGCTTCCATCTCGCCCCTAGTGCGTAGCGCGTCAGCCAGAGCAGTGTGGAATTCTTCGATCTCATCATAGGTGAAACCGCCCAGCCACTTGTCGCCAGCGACCCGCTCACCCTTGTCGTTTTTCTTGGTGGAGCGGCGGCCAGCGATCTTTTCGACGGCCAACTGAACCTTGCTTTTCTGATCGTCGCCAGACACAGCCTTGATCAGCTTGGCTTCAGAAGTGATATCGTTTGCGTCGAACACTTCCTGCACACCGGCTGGTGTCCAGTTGTCGCCGCCGATCTGGAAGACGTTCCGCGCACCGACTGCATTCTTGATCAGCTTGTCAGCCATGCTGTCGGTCTGTTGGCCCTCTGCCATCAGGTCGCCCTTCAGTCCGACCCGATCCTTGGCGTTGAGGTTTGCCTTGGCGGTCAGCTTGGCTGGCGCAATGCCAGCGATCAGATGGCAGTAGCTGTCCAGCTTCAGCCCTTGGCTTTCTGCGGTGATCTCTTTTGCGTCACCCTTCAGCGTGTTGATGCGGCTCTGGTTCAGGCCGATTTGGTTGATACGATCTGCGGCGGCTACGAATGTTGTTTTGTTGCCCATGATATCTCCTTGGTTTGAGTTGTTGGTAAATGAGCTAATGAATAAGTGGCGGGGCCGTGAAGCCCCGCCCTGTGTTTAGGTGGCGTATTGTTGAGTGGCCTCTTCGACCGGCGTGAAGCCGACCGGCGAGACAACCCAGCGGCGTCCAAAATCGTCTCCGATAATGTTGCCGACGCTGATGCTAGTCATCTTTGCGTAGCGGCGTATGCGACCCTCTTCGCAGGGGGCGACGCCGTTGCCGATCTCAAAGACATGATCAAGATCGTCGGCAATGATCTCCGCGACCTTGGTGTAGCAGCCATGCTTGAGGCCGGTTGTCGGGTCGCCAAAGCTCAAAGCCTTGGCATAGGCTGAAGCCTTGTTGCTGGAACCCCAGCCATCTTTGTTGACCTGAGCAACAGTCTCGTCGTCGAGGATGATCTGATAGACGGTGTAAGCTAGTGCCATGTGACAGTCTCCTGATTGTTGGTGGTGACAAATTGTCAAATGAATAGGGGCAGCACGACTGGTGCCGTGCGGCCCTAGTTTTTGTAATGGCCTGATCTGAACCGTCAGGTTACCCAGCAAGCTGGTCAGTCTAGGTTCGCGATTAGCGCATGGGGCAAAGCCAGCTATCAAAGCGGTGAGCGCGAACTGTCCGGTGTTTGTGGTGGGGTGCTAGCCCGTGGGGTTGTCTCCCCTGACCTTGATCTTTAGCGGTTTCAATCTCCCATAGCGGTTGCGCTGTCCCTAAGCCCCTGATCGGCTGGGCTGGACACCGAAGGTGTATTCTGGATCAGTGTTTCCTGTCAATCCCTATTATCCACATTTTTTGTATTTTCTTTATTGTCCTATAGTGACAGCCACTTTCAGCCCTACACAAAAACAGCCAAAAGGCTTAGATTTGTATGGTAGTACGAAAATTGCTGAAAATCGGGGGAGCGGAAAGGGTGTGTCGGAAAGCACCCAGAGCCACGCCCGACCAAGCGTAGCGCATACCAGCGGAGGCACTCTAATATGGATACAGACAGACCATCACTTAGCCTTGTAGGGGATACAGGCAAGGACAAGCTAACCAGTAAGCAGGAACACTTCGCCCAGCTAGTCGCATCGGGTGAGCGGCTTACCGACGCCTATAGAGCGGCATACAATGTGGGGGAAGGGACAAAGCCAAGCGCAGTCTGGACCAATGCCAGTAAGCTGGCGACACAGAACGCTAAGGTCGCACTTAGGATAAAGGTGCTATCTGAGGAAAACGCCGCACGAAAGCGGACAGACGATGAGAAGCTGAGAATATGGATCACAGATCAGTTGAAGCACGAAGCCAAGGTGGGAAGCGATACGTCACGGGTGGCAAGCCTTGTCGCGCTGGGCAAGACCTGTCAGCTATTCAGCGAACACATTGTGACAAGCCAGAAGGATGATCGCACTGCCCACGATATCGAGGCGGAGCTACAGCAGAAGCTGGCGCGGTTTATGGCTGATTAGGGCCAAACCCCAAATTACTGTCATAACAAGGGGTTACCGGTTGTTGTTTACGCGATGGTCGAACCCCCACCGGCCCCCGCACCCCCTGTTTGCGCCGCCGTATGGTCGTCATGTATACATGATGTTCCACACAAACAAATACCCCTGAAAAATAATACCCCCTCCCCCTTTGTTTTTTAGTGCCGATGTGGTGTTGTTTTTGTACTGGGGTACAAATTTCAAAAGGGGTCTAGGAATCATACCCCCCTATATATTTCTCACTACAGGAGATTGAATGTTGATACAGCGTGGTGATGGTAGGATGGCGCATTTGGAGAGTTTAGGACTTTGCCCAAGGTGTGAGTCGTACTTGCGGGCTGATAACCGGGGGAGATGTCGTGTTTGTAAGCTTGCGATAGCATACTGCATCGATGAAGGGGAGGAAGAGATCTACCTAAAAGAGGAGGTCTATAGTTCATGTACTATATAGAACTATGTATTATATATATATACATGAACATTATGTACTATATAGTTCAGCCGAGGCACTTATTTCTCCCGGTGTCTCCGGCGAGGCAGGGTAATTCCTCCACTCTCCTCGCCGTCACCGCCTAGGAAACTAGATGAATCAGATAGCCGGACTTAAAAACAAACTTCAAAAGCTCCCACCAGATCAAAAACAGGAGATTCTGGCACTCCTGTCTGAACTTGAAGAGGTGAAGGGTAAGGAAGAGTCCAGAACAGACTTCCTCACGTTCGTGAATCGCATGTGGCCAGCCTTCATTAGTGGCAGACACCACAAGGTTATGGCTGAAGCCTTTGAGAGAGTAGCAAACGGAGAGCTAAAGCGCCTGATCATCAACATGCCGCCTCGACACACCAAGTCAGAGTTTGCTTCATACCTGTTCCCAGCATGGTATCTAGGCCAATACCCCGAAAAGAAGGTTATCCAAACCGCTCACACTGCCGAACTGGCCGTTGGATTTGGCCGTAAGGTGCGTAACCTGATCAATCAGGAAGATTATCAGGAAGTTTTCCCCGGTATTGAGCTTTCAAGCGATTCAAAAGCAGCCGGACGTTGGAACACCAACAAAAAAGGTGACTACTTCGCTATTGGTGTCGGCGGTGCAGTGACTGGTAAGGGCGCGGATGTCCTGATTATTGATGATCCGCACTCAGAGCAGGATGCTGCGGTAGGTGCGTACAACCCTGAGGTCTATGACAAGGTTTACGAGTGGTATACCTCTGGACCTCGACAGCGTTTACAGCCCGGTGGGGCGATTATTGTCGTGATGACCCGGTGGTCAACGCGAGATCTTACCGGACAGATCGTTAAATCGTCCGTACAGCGCGAAGGAGCCGATGAGTGGGAGGTTATAGAGCTTCCTGCCGTCATGCCCTCTGGTGACCCCCTGTGGCCCGAATTTTGGCCTATTGAGCAGTTAGACAGCCTCAAGGCTGAACTGCCTGTCTCCAAATGGTCTGCTCAGTACCAACAAGACCCCACCTCAGAAGAGGGCGCACTCATCAAACGGGAGTGGTGGCAGGAGTGGGAATACGAATCTCCGCCAAGTTGTGATGCGATTATCCAGAGTTGGGATACCGCCTTTCTGAAAACACAACGCGCCGACTACTCTGCCTGCACTACATGGGGTGTTTTCCATCATCCTAATGAAAATGGGGACTCAATCCCCAACCTAATCCTGCTTGATGCCTACAAAGAAAAGCTGGAGTTCCCTGATTTGAAGAGAGCCGCCTACGAAAAATACTGGGAGTACGAGCCGGATCAGATGATTGTTGAAGCAAAAGCTGCCGGATCTCCGCTGATTTTCGAGCTTCGCGCTATGGGGATTCCGGTGACAGAGTTTACACCGTCGAGGGGTCAGGATAAGATAGCCCGCGTTAATGCCGTTAGTGACCTGTTCGCATCCGGCATTGTGTGGTGTCCGGCTACAAGATGGGCTGAAGAAGTTGTTGAAGAATGCGCTGCTTTTCCTGCTGGCGATAACGACGACTTGGTGGACTCCACAACGCAGGCTCTTTTGCGATTCCGTCAAGGTGGATGGATCAGAAGCTCAATGGATGAGTGGGACGACGAGCCGATCTACAGAAGACCGGTTGAATACTACTAAGGGGACTTAGAATGGCAGTCGAAAAACCAATGATACCAGCGGACATCGATATAGAAGATACCGATGCCGTAGAGGTCGAGATCGTTAATCCAGAATCCGTTTCGATTAGCGGTGATGATGAGTCAATGGTAATCGACTTCTCAGGCGAGATGGTCGAACAGATCATGGGGCCAGACCACGACGCAAATCTAGCCGAATACATGGAAGACTCAGACCTTGAGGACATGGCGTCAGAACTGATTACAGATTTTGAGACAGACAAACAGTCCCGGCGTGACTGGGCAAGAAGCTACACACGCGGCTTGGACCTCCTTGGCATGAAGATCGAAGAGCGCACCCAGCCTTGGCAAGGTGCAGCAGGAGTGTTCCACCCGCTTCTCACGGAAGCCGTTGTTCGCTTCCAAGCACAGGCAATGGGGGAACTATTCCCTGCTTCCGGGCCTGTCCGTACAAAGATCGTTGGCAGAAAAGACGCCGAAAAGGGTGAGCAGGCCCAGCGTGTCGAAGAGGAGATGAACTATCTCCTAACAGAAAAGATGACCGAATACCGCGATGAGACAGAGCAAATGCTGTTTCGTTTGCCGCTTGCCGGTTCTGCCTTCAAGAAAGTTTACTATGATCCGCTTATGGAGCGACCTGCTGCGATGTTCGTGCCAGCAGAGGATTTTGTCGTTTCATACGGCGCATCCGATCTAGCTACATGCCCACGCTACACGCATGTGATGAAGAAGAACTCAAACGAGATTGTCGAGCTACAGGTAAACGGGTTCTACCGCGATATCGAACTACCAGATCCAGAGCCTGATTATTCAGAGATTCAGGAGAAGTATGACGAGATCGACGGAGAAACAGCAGTCATTGAAGACGATGACCGGCACACAATCTTGGAAGCTCATGTCGATTTGAACATGCCAGAGCCGTTTGATGATCCTGATGGCATAGCCCGTCCATACGTTGTTACCCTAGACAAATCGTCTAGGATCGTCCTGTCAGTGAGAAGGAACTGGTATGAGGGAGATCCTAAAAAACGTAAGAGACAACACTTCGTACATTATCGCTACCTACCCGGCCTCGGGTTCTATGGAACGGGCCTTATTCATCTTATTGGCGGTCTTGCTAAGAGCGCCACTTCTATTCTTCGTCAGCTTATTGACGCTGGTACGCTATCGAACCTCCCTGCTGGCCTCAAAGCTAGGGGTCTTCGCATTAAAGGCGATGATTCGCCTCTCATGCCGGGTGAGTTCCGCGATGTGGACGTACCGGGCGGTGCAATTAGGGATTCGATTGCATTCCTTCCTTACAAAGAACCGTCCTCAGTCCTCTATCAACTGCTTGGAAATATCGTCGAAGAGGGGAGACGGGTTGGCTCCGTTGCGGATGTACAAGTTGGAAACCTCAACCCGCAAGCCCCAGTAGGAACAACGCTTGCTATCATGGAGCGGAGCATGAAGGTTATGTCTGGTGTACAAGCCAGACTACATGCAGCGCTTAAAAGAGAGCTTGGTCTTCTTGCTGTGGTCATCAAAGACTACATGCCGTCAGAGTACGCATACGAGATGGACGGTGATTTTGATCGACGCAAGGATTTTGATGATCGCGTCGATGTTGTTCCGGTATCTGACCCGAATGCTGCAACCATGTCTCAGCGTGTTGTTCAGTATCAGGCGGCCCTACAGCTGGCGCAGCAAGCCCCTAATCTTTATGACATGGGCAAACTGCACCGACAGATGCTGGAGGTTCTTGGCATCAAGGATGCTGATGAGATCATTAAGCTGCCTGACGACATCAAGCCAGCAGATCCGGTTACAGAAAACATGGCGATGCTGAAGCAGGAGCCTGTCAAAGCGTTTAAGTATCAGGACCACGAAGCACATATCCAAGTTCACTTGGCAGCGGCACAAGATCCAAAGTTGCAAGAGATTGTCGGGCAGAGTCCGTTTGCCGGTGCTATCCAAGCCGCCATGTCCGCCCACGTTACAGAGCATGTGGCGTTCCAGTACCGCAAAGAGATTGAAAAGAACCTTGGCGTTGGTATGCCAGACGAGGATAAGCCGCTCCCAGAAGATGTTGAGATCGAAATATCCCGTCTTGCTGCTGAAGCAGCGTCAAAATTGTTGAAGAAAGATCAGGCAGAAGTGGCACAAGAGCAGGCCATGAAGCAACAGCAAGACCCACTGACACAGATTCAACAGCGAGAACTTGCCTTGAAAGAAGCTGAGTTTGAGCATAAAAAGCAGCTTGATGTTGCTAAATTGCAGTCAGACATGCAGTCAAAGTCTGCAAATATCGAAGTACAGAAAGATCGTATCGAGTCGGAGGAAAAGCGTGAAGGCGCTAGACTTGGAGTCAAAATCGCCCAAGACGCAGACGATGCGCGTCGTGAAGACCTCAGAGACGGCATTCAGCTTGGGCGTGAAATAGCTAGGGAGATAACGGGTAACGATGAATGAACTTGAAGCCGTGAGGCAAAAGATCCGTGAGTACATGAACCACATAGCGGATCATATGGCTGGTGGGGGCTGTGAGGACTTTAGTTCCTACATGCGACTTGTTGGCAAAGTAGAAGCACTTGCGTTAATAGAGCGAGATGTACTAGATTTAGAAAAATTACTTCAAGACGAGTAATACGGTTAGAACCGCAAGGTACTGTGAACCTGAATCACTGCAAGGAAGACGGATGTATTCTGCAACAAAAGAAGTCGATCAGAAGGTCGCAATCAAAATACCAGAGCCGACAGGCTACAAACTCTTGATAAAGCCTTTAGAGGTTAAAGAGAAAACGGACGCTGGCATTTACATGCCTGACTCCCTGAAATCAGCAGAGCAGACAGCTTCAGTTATTGGCTTCGTAGTCAAATCTGGGCCTGATGCCTATAACGATCAGGATAAATTCCCGAATGGCCCGTACTGCAAAGAGGGCGATTTCGTTATTTTCCGGTCTTATTCCGGCACACGCTTTAAAATTGATAATCAGGAATTTCGTTTGATCAATGACGATACTGTGGAAGCAGTTGTCGAAGACCCAAGAGGATACAAAAGAGCATGAGTACAAATCCAGCAGAAAAGTTTGATGATGCACCTCTGGAAAATGAGGTGGATATTGTTGATACCGGCGATCTAGAGGTCGATATTGTTGATGACACCCCTGAGCGGGATCGTGATCGGACTAAGACAAAAGAGGCCAAAGAGCCGGAATCAAAAGATGATGAAGAGATCTCCAACTATGGAGAGAATGTTCAAAAACGCATCAAGCAAATCAAATATGAGTACCACGAAGAACGTAGGGCGAAAGAAGAGGCCCAGCGCATTCGTGAAGAAGCAGTTTCTTATGCTCAAAAGGTTCAAGAAGAAAACAACAAATTACGAAAAACTCTTGAAGATGGCGAGACAACACTCGTTGAGCAGGCAAAGGGCCGGGTAGAAGCTCAGATCAATAACGCAAAAGCTGCGTATAAAGAGGCTTATGAAACTGGCGATCCAGATAAAATCATAGAAGCCCAAGAGCGCCTTACGGTCTTACAAAACGAAAAGTTTAAGGTTGAGTCCTACAAGCCAGTCAAAAGGAAGGCGGAAACGCCAGTTCCTCAAGCCCCTGAAAAACAGCCGGTACAGCAGCAGAAATATGAAGTTGATGACCGAACAAAGCAGTGGGCATCGGACAATCAGTGGTTTGGTGAAGATGAAGAAATGACTGGATTTGCCTTCGGGGTCCATAGTCGTCTCCAAAAGAATGGCATTGATCCAATGAACCCTGAAAGGGTAGAAGATTATTATAGCGCAGTCGATGAGGCTATGCGTAAAAGATTTCCAGACAAGTTTGACGAGGTTGAAGTTGAGGAAGCACCGGCCCGTCAAACTGGTAACGTGGTTGCCCCCGCTAATAGGAGTGCAAAAAAACCACGCAGAGTGCAGCTAACCTCGACTCAAGTCTCCCTCGCCAAGAGGCTTGGTTTAACTCCTGAACAATACGCGGCGCAACTTATGAAGGAGACATCTAATGTCTAACCGTACACCTCGCTCAAGTGAGTCAAGAGACAAGCAAGAGCGCAAGAAGTCGTGGCAAAGGCCGACAATGTTGCCTGATCCAGAGCCTCGTGATGGTATTGAGTACCGTTGGGTACGCACATCGATCATGGGCGATGCAGACAACAAGAACGTGTCGTCTAAGTTCCGCAATGGGTGGACACCGGTTAAAGCAGAAGATCATCCTGAACTACAGGTAATACCCGATCACGATTCTCGTTTTGAGGGTAATGTTGAGGTTGGAGGTTTGCTACTTTGCGAAAACTCCACAGATTACGTTGAATCAAGAACTGACGCGCACCAACAGATGAACCAAGATCAGCAGGATGCTGTTGATAATAGTTATCTCCGTCAATCTGATCCACGCATGCCCGTTCTGAATCCAGAACGCACGACTAAAACTTCGTTTGGTAAGTAACCCTAACGGGGCGCTTACCATTTTTGAAAATGGCTTGATTAGAAGGAGAGAAATATGTCTTCAGCAGCCGCTCCCTTCGGTCTGCGCCCGATTGGTCGTCTAGACAGTGGTTCTCTTGAGGCTTTCCGTCAGTATCCCATAGCTTCTGGCTACGGTACTGCGATTGCTACAGGTGATATCGTACAACTGGTTGACGGTGGAACCGCAACCACAATCGAAAAGCAGTCCGCTACTGGCGATGATTCGACAGCGATCGACATCGTTGGTGTTTTCCTTGGGTGTTCGTACACAGATCCGAACACTAATCAAAAGACGTTCAGCCAGCTATATCCGGCAAGCACAGCAGCTTCCGATATCATGGCGTATGTCGTAGATGATCCAAATGTTCTGTTCACCATCCAAGCAGATGGTGCGCCGACTAACACTGGTGATGTCTATGGCAAGAACACTCTTCTCGTCCAAACTGCTCCTAACACCTCGCTGAAAGTCAGCCGCGTGGCGTTGGACATCTCTGAAATCAGCACAGATGCTCAGAATCCGATTCGGATTATTGACTATCTTGGCGGTGATCAGGGTGACGAAAAAGGTACGTCTTTCCCGATTCTGGTGTGTAAGTTCAATTACCATCAGCATTCATCCACAACTGGCTCGGCGTAAGGAGTAGAAAATGGCTATTACACGCGCACAACTCCTCAAAGAGCTTCTTCCCGGTCTTAATGCACTGTTTGGTCTGGAGTACGAAAAGTACGAAAACGAGCATGCTGAGATCTACGAAACTGAGAACTCAGAGCGTAGCTTTGAAGAGGAAGTCAAATTATCGGGCTTTGGCGCAGCGCCAGTTAAGCCTGAAGGTTCGGCTATCAGCTTCGATTCAGCGCAAGAGTCGTACACCGCTCGTTACAACCACGAAACGGTTGCAATGGGTTTCTCGGTGACAGAAGAGGCCATGGAAGACAACCTCTACGATGCTCTGTCTGCTCGTTACACCAAAGCTCTTGCACGGGCTATGGCGTACACCAAGCAGGTAAAAGCAGCAGCGTTGCTGAACAACGGCTTCACCACTTTCCAGTCTGGAGATGGCGTAACCCTGTTCAACACGGCTCACCCGACTGTAGCTGGTGGCAACAATGCAAACCGTCCGACAACAGATGTTGATCTGAACGAGACATCACTGGAAGACGCAGTAATCAAGATCGCAGCTTATGTAGATGAGCGCGGCCTTCTGATTGCAGCGCGTCCTCGTAAGCTGATCGTCCCGCCAGCATTGATGTTTGTTGCAACTCGTTTGCTGGAAACAGATCTGCGTGTCGGCACAGCTGACAACGATCTGAACGCTATCCGTTCTAACGGCTCTATCCCAGAGGGGTATCGTGTCAACCACTACCTGACCGATACTGACGCATTCTTCCTGACAACTGATGTTCCTAACGGAATGAAGCACTTTGTCCGGACGCCAATGGCAACCTCTATGGATGGCGACTTTGATACCGGTAACGTCCGGTACAAGGCTCGTGAGCGTTACAGCTTCGGCGTATCCGATCCACTTGGTATGTATGGCTCTCGCGGGGGCTGATTGTACCATAGTACAAAATTAGAAGGGCGGGGTTGCACCCGCCCTTTTTTTGTATAAAAATAAATAATCATGATTTCCTCCCTCAACTGAAGCTGCTAATTGCGGCTTCTTTTTTTTTGTTGTATGCTATTATTTACCCTGACAGCTTTAAGCTGACACTAGCCACGACAGGAGTATCACATGGCTACAACTACCTTCTCTGGTCCTATTAAGGCCGGAACAATCAAAAACACCACAGGCTCAACAGTAGGAACTGACGTTGCAAACGTCGGTCAAGTTGTTATGGCCCAAACATTTTCAGCAGACTTATCAGGCGGCGCTCTAGCTGCTCAAGTTACTGATGTTGTTATTCCAGCAAACTCTCAGATCATTGACTGTGTGATTGACGTTATTACCGCAGCCAACAGTACAACCAATCTTAGCGTTGGAGACACAGCAGGCGGTGCAGCCACAATTCTGAACACCTTTGCATCTGGAACAACCGCTGGTCGCAAGTATCCAACAACTGAAGCTGGTGCTGCACTAGCTTGGCAGGATACTGGCACAACAGACATTCGTTTGACTGTTACCGCTTCCGCTGCCACAAACGCAGGTCTTGTTCGTTTTACGATTCTGTATCAGCAAAACAACAACCTAGCATAATGGGGGTCTGTTATGTCTGCTTCTGATGTATTCGCAGTAACTAAAACAGCGGACGCAACCGTCTTTGATGGTCGCGCTAGAGTGCGTCAGATCCAAGTGGTGACAGCAGGATCTGGCAGCCCACAGGTTGTTTTGAAAGACGGAGGGTCTGGCGGTACTACTATGCTAGACCTCGCTTTCGGCACGGGCAGCACATTTTCTGTAAACATCCCTGATAACGGCATCTTGTTTAATACGGATGTGTATCTGGATCTAACGGCCTGTTCTAGTGTGACGGTGTTTCTCTCGTAGGGGTTATTCATGGCAGAGCGTAAGGCTAAGATGCCCCCTAGAAACAAAAAGAACTTTCGTTCCACAAAGTCCGGCGCTGGCATGACAAAGGCTGGCGTTGCGGCTTACAGGCGCAAGAATCCCGGCAGTAAGCTAAAGACAGCGGTTACAGGCAAGGTAAAGCCCGGAAGTGCAGCAGCGAAGCGCAGGAAGTCTTTCTGCGCCCGTTCTGCTGGGCAGATGAAACAGTTCCCCAAAGCAGCTAAGAACCCTAATAGCAGGCTGCGGCAGGCTAGGAAGAGATGGAAATGCTAAACACTAACTTCATAGCCGGGACATTGTTTGTGTCTATCATTGGCATGTGTGCCACAGGGGTAACATGGATATCGTCAACACTGATTGGTGTGGACAAGAACGTGGCTGTCATGGCCGTGAAGATTGACGATAACAGTCAGAAGATCGATGAGCTTCACAGTATGCTGAGGCCAATGTGGGAAGAGTTCACAGGAAGGACTTACGATGACAATCTCGCGAGCTTCCATGCAGCAACAGTTAAAGGGGAATAGGATGAAGAGGAAAGGCAAAGGCTCAGCTAGGCCAAAGTCCATAAGAGAATCTTTGGGGGATGCGTATAAAGCGAACTTGAAAGAAGAAAATTTTCTCGCCCCTAAAAGGTTTGACCCAAAAAGTGGGATTCCAGTCAAGGACAGTAAGGCCCGCAAGAAAAAAGCTTACAATAGGACTATAAAAGAAAACCCAAAGGCTGTCGCAAGAGTCAACAAGCGGGCACAGCAAAACAAAAGTGTGGGCGGCTTTCTAGAAACATTCTCTCCAGCCTACAGCATTGCCAAGGGCAAGGGGCCGATTGGAGAGATGGTTCGTGGCGGAAAGGGCATGGGCGTTCTTGGATTGATGGCCAGCCAAGCTGACAAAAAAAACAAAAAGTCTGGATCAGACGCAATGAAGGCAACCGGAATGGCCGGGGCCGACAGGATGTCTGGTGGTGGCAAGGTGGTGAAGTCAAAGCGCACACGCTCTATCGACGGCATTGCCTCTAAGGGGAAGACCCGTGGCAACCAGCGGTAAGCGCAACTATAGGTCTGAGTACAAGAACTACCAGTCCACCACGACTCAGAAGAAGCGTAGGGCTGCTAGGAATACAGCAAGAAACAGGATGCTTGCTGCTGGGAAGGTGAAGAGGGGCGATGGGAAAGATGTCGCTCATAAAAATGGGAACCCTAGAGACAACAAGAGGTCTAATCTCAAAGCTGTTCCCGCATCAAAGAACAGGTCGTTCAAGAGAACAAGAACGGCGAAAAAGGTAAACAGGAGAGCCTAGGAGGTTCCTATGAGAGCGGCAAAAATGCTTTGCAAGAGCA